TCAGGAACCAGAGAAGAGTTCTTTTTCGCGGATTAGGTCCATATACATTATGCAGCCGGCACCCGGTCGCAGCCTTACAATAGATAGATGCATACTGTTCATCGAAATACTTGCTTATTCCATACATAGAAGTGGTATTCTCCGGATTAGCCGTTGACGAACTGGCATATATTAACTTCACATGATTTTGATTGCAAGCATCAGCTACTCGCATGAAAGTATCAATGTTATCCTTCCTGATCTGTTCCAGGTTTCCATTAAACACACTAGTTTGCGCCGCCAAATGGAACACACAATCAATACCCCCATTTTTCAGGAGCTCACATACTTTTGTGGCTTCAGTACCAGACTTTCGATCAAGTCCTATGACTTCAACACCTCTTTTTGTCAATTCGCGGCAAAGGGCTTTTCCTATAAACCCCTCACTGCCGGTTACAATCATTCTTCTCATCATCACAAAAAAATAAAGGATATATCAAACTCTCGTATATCCAAATTCAACATATTGTTAGTAAAAAACTCAAAAAAACATTAACTTCAAAATAGAATACACTACATTTGTAGCTGTATAAAATATAAAATCAAATAAAATGAAAAGACCGCAAATAGATATAATCAAATACGCATTAATTGCAACAGCCATATTTACTCTAATATTAATATTAGTATATGTATATAGATTTCATCACGGACTGTCCTATAATCATAATGATTTTGCTGATTTCGGCAGTTATTTAGGTTCAATTACAGGATTACTTGCTTTCATTGGAGTACTTTATACAATAAAAGACTCACAAATAAATAGACAAATTGATAATGAAAGGTCAACATTTTATAATTTGTTGGGATTATATCAGCATCAAGTCGACACCAACAAATATACTGAACACCAAATTGAGAAAACAGGAATTGAAGCATTCAAAGCATACGCACATGAAGCGCGTTCATTATTCTATGCTTATGTAATATATCATTTTATAAAAGATGGAGAAAAATTTCCATCAGAATTAACACAAGTCAGTAAGTTAGACGAGCAAGCATTTCTGGAGATTTATACTAAGTTTGGAGTTCATTCAACTACAGAATTAAATGTATTATTAAAAAGTAGGGATCCCAAATATTATTACGATACTATATACGAAATAAAAGGCATAATAATGTCAAGCAAAATTCATGAAATGTATCGTATAATTGTTGCATCAATCTGTAATAGGATTTGTATAGAAAAAAGATACCAACAGCTCTATAAGTTCATAAGAAATGTCGGAGATTATTTATATGGGCAATATGGACAATATTTAGGGCAATACCATAGAAACATATATTATCTGTTGGATTCAATCCAAAATTTTAAATACCCCAATGACTATTCTAAAATATTTAGAGCACAATTATCCTCAGATGAGTTAACAGTCATACTATTCAATTCAATGAGCTCGCAATCAACTCTCAAAACAATTTCTTTATTAAAGAAATTTGATATATTCAATAACATTATTGCCCTCGAACTTCCTATATCTGGATATGATACAGAAAAAGAAATCGTAATTCAGACTATTAACTCTCTTTTTCATGAATTTATAGCTGATTCTACAAACAAATGATTATATACCCAATTATTATATTTATTGTAACTGTACAAGAATATAGGGAAAAGAGTGGTTGTATTATTCAACAGTTTTCTCTATACTTCCGCATTCAGAACGTTCAATTTCTACTTATTTGATACCAAGATAATCCCAAAAAGAAAGTCTACCTTTTACATTCTCAATAGGACTTTCAAAAAGTATTGGATTAGCTAATACCCAGTTATAAACTTCTTTTTCAGCCCAGATGGAAGAATGATTCTGTACACAATCCACTATCTCAATGCTACCGATAATGGAGCCTGTACAAAAACTAAAATCTTTCCACTCTTTGTTTTCCGGTAATGCCAATAACTGCTCATTGGTAAGTATTGAATCATAGAAATTATCGTAATTCAAAGGTTTACCGCTTGCATGAATCAGTACCCTCTGCCCTAAATATTTCTTAGGACACGGCCAAGTACGGTTCTCAATGTCTTTAATACCGTGGACTATCAAAGAGGCCCACGGTTGTTTTATTGTTATTGCTTTCATTTTTATTAGTTTTACGCAAATTGCTTTAAATAATAATCGCATCTAAATCCCTTACGAGGCGAAAAGTCTACAAAGTCAAATGACTTAAACAGCCACATTTTATTTGCCCACCTTGCAAGGTCTAACTCATATTGTTTAGGCTTTCTTTTATTCGTGAAATCCCGGTAGGGTTGAACAAACGGAGTAATACCTAAACTCCTCAATGTGTTAAGCCGAAACAAATCCTGCTCAATGGTAGAATTGAAGCCGACCAAGACATAGCAAGTAATCTTATAAGGCTTCACATACTTGATCATTTCTTTCAGCCGATCAGTCAAATCTATTTGAGGTAAATCCCAAGCAATGTGAATATTCTGTTTCATCTTTAGTTTATTCAACCAATACGCCTGTTCTTCGTCCATTATGCGAACATCTACGCCATGTAACTTTATAGGTTGTCTAGTTTTCAAAAGATAGCTTACGGCATTTTTCCATTCCGGGTTCGCAAAAAAGTTGTTGTCTAACACTTCAATCCACTTTCCTTTCGGGTTCAACCCCACCGGCTCAACGGTCTGAATGTATCCCTCTTTCTCACGAACGAGGCAGAACGGGCATTTCCGAATACATCCCCTGCTAAAAAACTGTATGGAAAAAGGATATTGGGGATAAATGGAGTAGTCCATCAATGAACTGTTCTCCACTGCTTCAGGAAGTCTGCTTGCAATTTTATACCCGGTACCACCTTTTTCGATTACATCAGCCTGCAATGTCAGATAGTTGAAATCCGGAGTGAAAGTAAACACTTTGCTTGCCATCACCTTGTCGTATCTGCTGAAAGGTGTAGCCCATTCTACTTGATCTCCTTTCGTTTTATGATATGCAGAGGCACGCATAAGAGCGAAATTTGGAAAGTTATGACCATCAACGTCAATTAATCCGATGTTCATTACTTCATTGTTATACGTTAAACTTCTATCTCAAACTGCTCACTTTTTGCCGATGGCATACATTCAAGAATGGAAGAACCTACTGAAACGTAATAAACACCATCTTTTTCAAGTGGGAGCCAATGGAAATAGCGTCCTGTTTCTTCGTGCATTACCGGAATCCCCAATTTATTAAGAGGTCTACCATCTATACCTCGAAATTTTCTACACCATTTATCAATAAATTCTCGACCCTCCTTCTTTCGTTTATTGATTTTCCAACACAGATGCTTCTTATCATCATTATTCGGAATCAGTTTTTCAGGAACAAACTCCTTATTTTCAAAACCGATAAGTGTATAAAACCACTCGGCAGTGAAGCCAAACGCCCAAACATAACCGATACTATCTGGTCTTGAACCACAATATTCCTGAATCATATCTTTAGCTTCATCTTGTTCACGCAAAAGCCGTTCATTCATTTGTTTCAGTAGCTTCTCAAGCTCTGAACCTTGTTTTGCTATTATTTTCATATACTATTCTGTTTTGAGAGTTATTTACTGACGATAGTATCATACATTTCTTTGGCAGTCCAAAATCTATAATCATCTGATATATCCGTTATTCGCTTATCTGAACCTTTGCAAAGTCGAATTATTCTTCGAGCAAACTCTTTCCGTTTCCGGCTTTTTCTTGTACGCTGTAAAAGCGAACGATAAGCGAGTATAAGCCAATAGTCGCAAACATGCTCTTTATCTTTCAATCGTATGTACTTAATCTTCATGTAGCTTGTACTTTTCATTAAACATCGAATCCACTTCTTGAAACTGTTTTGTAAAGCGGTTCTCTTTATATTTTCTCGGTGAAGCACACCCCACTATCAAAGTGAGAAGAGTGTATATTAATATCATTTTCTTCATTACTAGTTTTGAATTACTTTTTTATTACAACTGCCATAGTGCTAACAGTCGTTCCACTTTCCTTGAATTCACCTGCTCCGATTTCAAAAACTTCTCCATGAACTTCTTCCAACCATTCCCGGAAGTCAACACATTTCTTTTCAGACGCGAATTTCCAATGCTGACTGGTAATAGCTGCAAGAATTCCACCTTCTTCCAAGCGTTCATACATAAGTCTTACATGGTCAATATCCTGATTACCGGAAAACGGAGGATTAGCAATAATTTTAGTGTAATGTCCTACACTGTCTTTCGTAAAATCTTCATCAAGCAATATTACGTTATCAAGTGTATGAAGAAACTCCCTGTTTTCTGGCATCAGTTCATAGCATTCAACTGTTACTGACGGGCACGACCGGTGAATCGCTTTTATCAGAGCACCACGTCCGGCACTTGGTTCAAGTACGGTATCTGTTTCGTGAATTCCACCGGCAAGCATTACCAGCCAGTCTGCAATATCAGCAGGTGTTTCAAAGAACTGAAAATCTTTTTGCAAATCGCATCGCTTACCTTCTTTCAAGATGGAGAACACACGTTCCGGATTAAAAGGAAATGTGAATCCCTGTATCTTACCTCCCTGCCATGAGCCGCCAGCTTCTTCTATCCATTTCTTTGCTTCAGCATAGGATTTCTTATTGAATTGTACTTTCGGAAGTTTGAGAACACTATCCTCAAGAGTACAATGTTTCAGTATTTCTTCCACATTCCATTTCTTACCTTCATCAGCCTGCTTCTTCTTTTCATCATCTGGAGCGTCTGGCGCTAACAGCGAAGATATTTTCGCAATAACCATATTACTCGCATCCATGAAAGTATTAACACAGGAAAGCGCTTCCATAAGAAATTCAGTATCAACATATCCGGCAGCGTCATAAACATCTATGCCTTCAGTCATATCCGACAATTCATTGAGCTGGGCTACACTACCACGTAACGTTTTTATTAAAGTCTCTTTGTTGTTCATCATAACTTTTTTGTAAATAAATTCTTGTTGTATCTACACTACCATGACCAAGAAGGTCTGCTAATTGAATTACATCTTTGGTTTTCTTCAGGAACATTTTAGCAAAGAAGTGCCGGAAGGCGTGAGCGTGCATTTTTTTCGAATCAATACCACAATGTTTACCCCATACTTTCAGATGCTGTGAAAGACCTCTTTGAGTCAACGGCCCGAATCTCCCAACAGCAAGAGTACCGGACTTGCCTGTCTCCTTTATATAGTCCTTCACTTCCCTCTGCAATTGCTTTTGGAAAAAGAAACGCCGATACTTGTTCCCTTTCCCTTTCAAAACAACTTCGCCGGCCGCTATATCCTCCCACGTGAATTGCTGAAACTCCGAGAGCCGAGCTCCTGTAGTACCCAATACCTTAATGAAGAAATAGTAATCCTTGTTGAGTTTTGTTTTCAGATACTCCAGTAACCTATTATATTCCTCTTCTGTCGGCACATTGTTTACATCCAACTTGCGTTTCATTCTAGGTCGTTTCAGTTCAATAGGTTTCTTCACCCATTTGGAGAACTTCTCAATGGCTGTAATACGTAATCGAATGGTAGCTGGAGAAAGTTTTTCCTCTTCAAGGCTTTTTATAAATCGTCTGCAATTATCCATATTTAGTTCATTGGCGTATTCAAAATATTTTCTCAACGAGGTATAATAGACATCAATTGTGTGAGAGGAATAATCATTGTTATCAGTCAACCATATTATAAAATCATTAAGCAGTTTCTTATTCTTCTCTGAAATAACCTCAAGTTTCTCCAAAGGCTTTACAGCCTTTTCCCGTCGGCCATATCCGATTTTAAGATAAGACAATAAATCACAAACAGCCTCACACATAAACGAATGGCGCACCATAGCATCAGCATTTTTATGTTTATATTTATAATAACCATGACGATTGATTTCTTCGGAATTTTCAAGAAAATCAGTCACATATTTGATGTATTTCCCGATGCTATCATAGCTCCTACCCGTCGTATACAGGTAGGATATGTAATCTACCAATATTTGTTTTCGTTTATCATCCATTTTTTTGATTTGAGAGTTAATACTTCATCCCGTGCATCTTTTCACGGAGTTCGTTATACTTCATTTTCTGCTCGATGTGCCAAAGCAGGTTTATATCTAAGTGCTTGGCAAGCCCGAAGATAGATAGTATCATATCATTCACGGCTGTAGGAAAATCAAATATTCCGTCATACCTAACAGGAAGTGTAGAGATGGAATAGATTGATTCGGTAAAAGTTTCGCCTTTACAGGCTTCTGCCATATCTTCAATACAGTCATCAATATCTCCATTGGCA